GAGTTGTCTGAAGAAGAAAAAATAAATCGATTGACTCAAGCAATGAAAATCATCACTGATCTCACAATAAACATTGTGACTCAAAGTATTGCTGCCATTAGAACACCCAACAGTGCTGTCACAGACGCAGCACAAATTGAAGAATTTTTAAGAAACTGTGAAAGCAAAGTTTACAATCAAATTAGAGAGCATGTGGTATCGCTGAGACAACAAAGCGAAATACCGCCAATGAAAATAAAATGTACTGAATGCAATCACGAATTTGATCAGCCTGTGGATTTGGACATTGCAAATTTTTTCGCATCCGCCTCCTAATCTCTTCTGCTGAGCAAATCAGTTCATATGTAGACAGCCTAGATCGGGAGGCTGGACAAATCCGGGCAGAAAGTTTGCGATTGTCTTGGTACATGCGTGGCGGCGCCAGTTACAATGATGTACTGCAAATGAGTTCCGCAGAAAGAAAATTAATCAATGAACTGGCCAAAGAAAACATTGAGACCACTAAAAAATCTAACTTGCCTTACTTTTAATGGATAACGAAACTGTCACTGCTGATATACTGGCCTGGAGCGAACGCTTTGTGGAAGTCCCACACCCAGCACTGGGTGGTTGGCCACCTTGTCCGTTTGCACGGCAAGCACGACTCAACCAAACCATTCAAGTATTGATTGGTGCAGACCCGTATTTTGATCTGCGCAATCGAGCACGTTGGGGTATGGGCCGGTACGAAGTCATTGTGTATGCTTACGATCTTGCAGAATGGCCATACGAACGTTTTCACACGGCTATCGAAACAGCCAACACAGAATTTTTGTTGCGCAAAGATTTGTTGGCCTTGGAAGATCATCCCTCAGACGTGGAAGATGTCAACGGCGTTATAATGAATCAAGGCAAGTATGCACTGGTACTAGTACAAAGCCTCAGCAAATTAAATGTGGCTGCAAAACAAATGAGTGCCAAAGGCTTTTATCACACCTGGCCCGAGGAGTACTTAACTGGGTTGTTTAATCATAGACAGGATCCCAGATGAGCAGTTATCAGTTTGCTAGAATTGACCTCAGCAAAACCAACTACAACATAAACATAGAATGGATGTACATAACCAGGCCAGACATTGCTGCGCTGAATGCCATCTATCGTGAGTATTGTGTTTACAAAAAGTTTTCAAGTGTGATGCCCATATTTGACAGCAGATACACCGATCCCATGACTGACATTATTGGATACTATGATCAGGCAAAATTAGTAGCGTTTTCACTGATCAAAAGGTATGACAAACACAATGCCTTGTGCGATCAGTTTGCCTGGACCTATCACAATCCCAAGTTAAGAATGGGCATAGAAACAATGAAAGCAGAGTGTGCCATATACCGAGCACGAGGATTCCAATACCTGTATCTTGAGCAAGCACACTCTTACAAATCTGAAATAGACGGATTTGAAATCTTAGGACCAATGGAATAAAATCATGTATTCAGTATACCAGCACTGGGATCCGTTAAAAGTATGTGTTGTGGGTCGTAGTTATCCGCCTGAATTTTATTCTTGGATTACAATTCCGCATGTGAGATCTTTATTTGAAAAAATTGCAATTGAGACCGAAGAAGACTATCAGAATATAATAAAAAAATTACAAAATTTTGGAGTTGAAGTATTACGTCCAGACTTACCTGTTGCAACATTTGTTAACAATATACATGTTCCTCCTCCTATGACTCCCCGGGACACTACTTTAATAATTGGCAACAAATTTCATACAATATACGGCAATGTTGATCACACAGTAAAACTTTTTTATAAAAATGTAAAAGATGATTCTTGGCCAGAATGTAACAATCTTGATGATTTTTACAATCTCCCAATTCATATTCAACACGAATGCAAAGATCAATACAACTTTGACCAACACATCACGTCACACAACCCGTATACCAATATTGTAAACCATGTTAAAAAACAAGGTAATCAGATTATTACTCCAGAAAATCAACATATCAACATCAACGGAGCTATGGTAACAAGAATAGGCAAAGATCTTTATTTTGGAACAGAATCCTACCACAACAAACTTGAGGATATTGAAAAATCAGTAAGCAACCAATTTCCTGATTATCGAACTCATGTCATCAATACCGGAGGTCACGGAGATGGTGTATATTGCCCGGTTTGTCCAGGATTGATAATTAGTCTACAAGATATTCCCACATATAAACACACTTTTCCAAACTGGGAAGTAGTCTATCTACCAAATCAAAGCTGGGCCAAAGTAAAACCTTTTCTAGAGCTTAAAGAAAAAAACAAAGGTCGTTGGTGGATACCAGGATTTGAACATGACCATGATGTAATCAATGTTGTCGAACAATGGATGAGTCACTGGACTGGATATGTTGAAGAAACTGTGTTTGATGTTAACATGTTGATTATTGATCCAAAAAATGTCATGGTATTCAACTACAACAAACAGGTATTTGACGCATTAGAACGTTATGGTATTACCCCACATGTAGTACCATTTAGGCATAGATATTTTTGGGATGGTGGCATACACTGTGTCACAAGCGATTTACATCGACAAGGCACCATGCAAGATTATTTTCCACAGAGAGGTTAACATGGATTTATACACAATTTGGGCAGACAAAGAGGGAGACATCTCAGACCTGGACTGGGTCAACGGTATGAAAAGTTTCTTTGATCATTTGATCGATGAAGGCCGTATGGAGACCTACAGAATCACACGTTGCAAGATGGGGTTTCGTAGCATTGCAGACATGCCAGAATGGATGATCATCATGGAGTTCAAGGACATGGGTCAAATGGACTCAGCATTCCGACGTGTGGCACCTCAAAAGGGCGAACTTGAAGTCAAGCACAAAAGTTTCAATCAGTTTGTTAGTGGCAACATTCAACATGCATTGTTTAGAGATTGGCCAGATCAAAATCTACATGACTAACTTGTTGTTTATTCCATATCATAACACCGGTGGGCATTTTATCGATTGGTCATTGTATTTTGTCACTGGACAACAACAGTATGCAAAAAAAACCGGTCAGCTGGTTTCTATAGTACAAGATTTTGATGTAGTTGCCAAGAACTGGCATCAGCATCAGCCGGTCAACATTTGTGGTTTTGATGATCTAAAAACCACACTGAAAATGCTAGATGATAGCAATACTAACTTGTACGTATCATTGCTGCCACTACCAACAGCGGTAAAATTATTGTTTGGTGTGGATCTAACCAGTGCCACACCTGATCAAATAACTACCGCACACTCATACGTGCAACAAGACTTTGAAAAAATGTTGCAATGGACACAAAATCAAGGGTTGATACCTGTCATTTTTGATTACTGCAAACCAGACTTATTGAGTATATTTTACAACAATAGATACCCCCTGGATTGTAATTATCAACTAGTCAACGATTCTTTTGAATTGCAAGAAACAGTTGAACGCACATTTTTTAGCAAAATCACTGCAAAATTTGGCCAACAAATATGGGATCAAAGAGAAAAGGCCTCTTTGATAGGGTTCCACCCGATGGATTACAAAGTACATCAGTCAATCAATCACTCGTTGGCCCATCTTTATTACACCACTGATGATATATGGAACAATATGCCAAACATACTGTATGAAATTTGCACAGTGTTGCAGCTATCAATAGATCCAGAGAAGTTTGGTGTTTGGGAAAAAATATATGCACAATGGCGTACTGTTCACGATCCGTATTTTGGAAGACATTTTGATCGCATTATTGACAGCATTGTCAACGGGAATTACATGAGATTAGATCGATTCAAGTTAAATTTTTTCCAAGAAGTGCTGATTCAAAACGCATTAATTACTCAACATAATTTAAATTTGAAAACTTGGAATCTGACTAAGTTTCCTAATAACACACAAGAATTACATAGTTTGTTAGAACCCAACATACATGTTCTCTAATGATTGAATCAACACACCATAATTTTATTAACAAGTACTGGCTGTAATCGTTGTAACAACGAATTGTTAAATGCTCACGGCTGGGTGTTCAGACAAAAATTTTGGCGGTATTATCTAGCACAAGGATTACACACATGAAAGAACTGCTACGCAGTTCTGTTGATTTCGCTCTGCTCATCAACTGGTTGTCTTTTCAGTATCATCTAGATACTGTGGTCATAATTCACCGTATGCACGGTGAATTGACGGCATCATCTGAGTGACCGCAGTCATCTATTCTAAAGAGATTGTTGTTTCCAACACGGAGGCGGTTGACCGGTACCCCCTACTCTAGCTTCACATGTCAACGGAACCCTAGTGATCCAAAATAGATCCAAATCCTATGAGCTGGGGTTGCTTTTTCTCATCGCCCCAATCGTTTGCTGCCTTAAGTTAGTAGCTGTTCTTTGACGCCCAAGTCCAGACCGGGTATTGCACCGTTCCTCAATGGGGCTGAGTCATTGCACTCAGCACAGAGTCGTTATTAAAGTTTGTCTTTGATGTGTGAGCCATGCACACGTACTTGTATATGGCCGTTGTAATAATCTGTTGATTCCAATACTCGCCTTGCAAACTGTTCTCTTGCCTCAATGTAACTACATTCAGACTTGCTTTTGCAATAGTAGAGTATCTCTCTGGAGAAGTTTTCGGTGCCTAAAGTGATTACGTCTGCGGTTAATTCTGGGCTTGACCCGTAGTACTCACGCCAGTCTGAGTCAACTTTGGTTCGTATCTTTTTCCGCTTTTTAATGCCGTTCTTTTGTTTTACTGTCTTGTACGTTGTCTTCGAAAATTTTGCTAATTTTTTGCCTATGTACTTGCGTCCAGATAGATTATTTGTGATCTGATAAACAAATCCCACACATTCTTCGGGCAGTGTCTCAACTGGGGTGTCTTGATAAAGCCATGTCATGTGAGTTTTGGGAAATTGCCTTTCGTGCTATAGTTATGCCTTGTGTTCAAAGTTCACGTAAAAAGTTGCCTCTTCTACCACAGTGTTTGTTGACACTGTGGTAGCGTATTGTATAAAATTGCTAATATCTGTTAAATTTACGCCGTTGCCAGTCCAAGTGGGACGACTACGGCTTAGTTCAGTATCCAAGCGATCGGGTGTGATCAGCGTGGTTCGGAACTTCACTTGATTTTGTTTGAATGCTTGTGTGCCTTGTTGGCTGGCATGCGCCAAGGCTGCCTTGGCCACACGATATGTTTCAAATCTGGGCTCAGGTGCCACCAGGTGCTTTTCGCCTGTAGATCCAATGTTAAAAATCCAACCAGTCTTGTCAGCTGTTTTCCATGCGTCATACACAGCAAAATACACCTGTGCCTGACCAAAGTCAGCCCACAACTCCTGGGGCGGACCGTCAAATGCATTGTTTACAAAAACATCGTATTCCAAACTCAACACAGCAATTTCATGCGTATTAAGATTAATATCAAATCCGTTGGCACGGCTGGCACTATCGGCGCCAAACACATTTACTAGATGCTCGCCTAGTCCTCGATTACCGCCTGTTACTAACATTTTCATCTTGATTGATCCCATACTTTTGTAAACTTCTCACCACAGGTCATTGCACATTCAAACAGTCTGTTGCTGTTGTTGAATGATGCTGTAAGATCCTGCCAGAAGTTGTTGGCAAATATCTCCGGCAATGTTTTGCTGTGTATGTTTAAATTGTCTAGCCCATAACGTTCTAAAAATTCACGCACTTGATTTTTACCATCTACTGTGCTCAATGAGTTTGCACCAGGCAATGTGCCGTCTCTAAATCTTGCATCATACAAATTGTGATTAAAAAAATTACAAGGCAACACAACACCTTCGACATTGACTGTAACTTTATTTCCAGTCAATGCATCGCACTTTATCGGTGTGGCATCAAAATATTCTTTGATGTTGACGTATTGTTTCTTGAGTTCAGGCAAGTATTGCATGCTACGATTTCTATATTGCTCAGTTACCGGCGATTCTAATACATAATCTGTACCAGCAACCGGCCACGAATCTATTTCAGTCATGGTGGTATGGTTTAAAAATCTTCCAGTCCGCCGAATCAGCACATTGTAGAACCCCATGTCTCTACCCAACTGCTGAACTTGTTCGACTTGATGTTCGTTGTGCCGAAACACAATAAAGTTCCATTGTGCCCGTCCGCCAGCGTTAATAAACGCCTGTGCGTTGGCAATGGCACTATTGTATTTTACATTCTTTCTGTACAAATGTAAAGTGTCTGCTAGTCCGTCTATGCCAAAGTCTACCTGACCATAGCCGTTCATGATTGCAGCTATCTCTGCCCAATACTCAGGATCATGCACTCCGCCATTGGTGTGTATGTACAACCACAACGTAGGGCTCTTGCGTCTAAAGTCACGCAAGATCTCCAAGAAGTCTGGATGCATTATAGGATCACCGTAACTGCCACAGAAAAACACTTGTCTCAATCGCTGACATAGGTCTATATCAAACGCTTGATCAATTACAGACCGTGGCAAGTGTGTTAGCGGCATGTAAGGGTTGATACCTGTGCCTAGGTTGTTGCGCGGGCACTGTGGACAGGCAGCATTACAATATGATGTAATTTCAATTTGATATTCGTCAATCTTATCAAAATTAAATTGCAAGATTGACCTCTCGCTGCCATCGCCTGGAAAAACTAGATCGATTGTTGCTGGTGGCACATGTTGCCTGACAAACATCTGTTGGTTCTAAATCAAGTACTTTTAAGTTTCGCAACATCTATATCAATATTGGTTATGTAGCAAGTGCCATTTCAATGCATTGGGAGCCCGAAAATGTAATAAGGCTTCACCGTTACAATAAAAATAGTTGGTTTGCTCAACTGATTTGTTTTCAGGAGTAAATTTGCACAAGCTGTACAGAATATTTTCTTTTACAGGGTATCTGGCCAAATATAATTGTTTGAGTTTTACATATTTGTCTTTGATTATTTTACCATGTTCCATTACAGTGTCTGTGCTGAGATTTTTACCAGAAACTTTTATTCTGAGATCAAATGGAAAATCTACATCGGCAGTAACGGTCAACTCTTCTGAATTTTTAACTTGTGAGTCGGCTATTAACCTATCATTAGAATAACATTGCAACGACATGTAACCATTGCATTCGCCATATTCAAATATTAATTTTAATTCAGCCATCAACTAACTCCGTTGGCTAATTTCATTACGGCCATTGCAGAACTTTTTTGTTTTTCTGCATTTTTTTGGATATCTGACGATATCCCTTTCATGTATGGACCACAAATTTCTAATAATTTGTCCCAGTATTGGGTTCTTTCCTCAATGCTAATATTAAGATCTTGATTGATCCATATAGATGGATATTTGCCAACTTCTAAGTGTAGTTCATCTTGTGTCCTGGCCCATTCGGTGCCTGGCAACACAGATGCAATTGATAGATTCACATTATAAACTGAGTTCCCAGCAAATTGATACCGATCTTTAAACCAGCGTTTGGTAAATTCGTAATCTGCTCGAGTTTCAGTGGGGTTGCCAGTCATTATCAACAGCAACGTGGGAATTTGATATTTTTGAGTCATCTCAAGATGATAGTCGATATCATCATTGGAAAACTTTTTGCCCATTGCATGGCGAACATGCTCTATAACACTTTCAACACCTAACCATAATGTTCCATTTGATTTTTGAATTTGTTCAAAAATTTCTTCAGGGTGCTGAGTGTGTTCTCTTATAATAAAATAACCTTGCCATTTGATTTGTTGATCATACGTTTTGAATTTATTGTACTCGCCGATCAACGATAATAACTTTTTAAATTCTCTTGTGTTGCCATTGGTCAACGAATTTCTCATGGTAAAACTAGAAATTTTATAACGATCAATTTGACAGAGCATTTCTTTAAACACAGATTCAGCTGACCTATAAACATATTTTTTCCAATGCTCAATAATATCACAGAATTTACAAGCTCGAACACACCCACGGCTGTCTGTGATAGGTATCAGTTTATCAGGATATTGATTGAAATTGTAATCACTATAATCAGGATAAGCAAAGTCGTCTAAATTTAATGTTTGTTGCCAAACCATTGAATTGATGCCTGGATGGGTGAAATTTTCTTTTAAAAATTCTATGATTGCTATTTCCCCATCCCCAATAATATAATAATCAATCAATTTAAGAGACAGCATTTCTTCACAGAATGTATTGTTACTTGATGCTATAAAATCTTTAATTCCACTACCGCCGATAACAATCTTGATATCGGGTGCTGCCATTTTGAGTTTAATCAATAGCCATAGACTAAACAGTTGAGACTTATATGTCAACAAACTTAATCCTATAATTTTAGGATTATAAGACAATATTCTATCAACACTATAATCAATTATTTCTTCTAGGTCATCAGCTAATTCTGGACGTTCCTTGGCAACTTCAAAAAACGTTATTAGATCTTGTTTTTTTGGGTGGGTGCTAATGCGATTAACAATCTCAATGTTTAAGTCTAGGGCAACAGAACTATATCCATATTGCACTACTACTGCTTTCAACAATGCCGGCGCCATAACTGGTTCGGTACATTCGGTATAAGGAACTGAAACAAAAATAATATCAACCATGCGTTATTTAAACTAAAATTATGTCATTTCTACATCTGTACTGTAACTGGTAAACCCATTTTCTTTCACAACACGCAGTATGTTCTCCACACGCCCGGCTAGTTCGTCACGATGTGATACCAACCAAATTGACTTGTTGCGCTCACGGGTCATCTTTTTTAACAGTGCCAGGCTAGCCTCAACACCTTGTGTGTCCAGACCCGAGTCAATCATTTCGTCAATGAACAAGATGTTGATGGGATGGTATAAACTTTCCCATACATCACGGAATGCCCAACTCATGCTTAAGATCAATCTATTGCGTTCACCACGACTCAAGTTATCAAAATCCAGTTCACGGCCTAGTTCTTCAATGCTCACACTCAAGTCGTTTTGAAACTTTACCGTGTGCGGAAGTCCAATGCGATCTAGATAGTGTGTGAGACGTGCGTTCAAGTAACTCAAGTTCTGATCAATGATCTTCTTGCGAACAAAACTGTCTTTGCTTGTGAGCAGTTTCAACAAAAACTCTTGATGGTCTTGTACTTTGGTCAATTCGTTAATTCGATTGTAGTCAACAACCTGTAGGGCTTGTTGTTGCATGTCCTCAATCTGTTCGCTGTAGGGGTCAGTCTCGGCGTGTTTGCTGGTAATCTGCTGTAGTAAATTATTTACCTGGGTAGAGTGTTTGACGGCCTGTGCTTCTGTGTCGTAGTGTGTGACAGGTTGTGCGCCCAGTGCTACTGTGACATGGCCTATCAGTTGTTCGGCATAAGGATCAGTTTCAGCCTGTTTGGCCGTGATCTTTTGCTGTATGTTTTCTAGTTCACTGCTGTGACGAATGGCTTCTGCTTCAGTCTTGTAATGTGTTGTGGGCTTAGAGCTCAGTTCACCCAGTGACTTCAATGCATCTGTATTTTCCATCCACTGACCATTTGTGGCCAGGGCTTGTAGTGCTGACTCCTGCAATGATTTGCGTTTGAATTCTAGTACCGTTTCGTGAGCACCGTTGTGAAACTCTTGACCACAGGCATAACACTTGTGTGCTTCAAGTTCGGCAATCTCTACTTTTAACTTGTCAATGGTCTTTTGTTCTCGAGCCTCGTCGGCCGCACAACGAGCAATGAGTTTTTCAAGTTCAACAATGTCTTTGACCTTTTGATTGTATGCGGACAATGCTTGGTGTGCTTGGAGTTCTGCTGAAATATCAATATGACTGAGTTGGTCATAACTGACTTTCAACGATGCAATCTCTTTGGTTTGTGTTTGTTGCCATGCAGTTTGATATGCCAGCAATCGATCATGTGCATCTGCTTGTTTTTTCTTTTCAGTCCATACAGCAAGATCTTTATGTGCCAGCAACTCTGCTTCAATGTTGATTCGGGCCAAATCGTCATACTGGCCCATAAGGTATGCTAAGTCGCTGTCGTATTTCTTTTGCCACAGTCCTTGACGTCGCCGCAGACTTTCGATCTGTTCTTCAATGCGCTTGTTGGCTTCTTGCACAGCACGTACTCTAAACTCTTCTGCTGTGATAGCATCCTTGGTTGTTTTGTTGAGTTCTTTGATGCGTTCAGCACGTTCACTCAACACAGTGATGCCCAACAACTGCTCAATTATGGTGCGTTGTTCATTGGCTTTCAAACTCAAAAACGGTTCTGTATAAGTGTTCAAGGCCAAGATGTGTTTGAACATGTCATGGCTCATGCCAAACACACGCTCAATGGCATCCTGTGTTTCGCGACTGTCGCCTTGTGCATCATCTGTGGCAGTTTGTTCTTCGCTGTCTACGTAGAAGCGCAACACATTGGGTTTGCGTCCACGTTCAATCTTGTATGTCTTGCCATTCACAGCAAAGTCAAGACTGACCAACATGCCTTTGCTGTTGGTCTTGTTCACAAGGTTGTCCTTGCGAATGTTGCTAAGTGCTTGCCCATACATGGCATAACTCAGTGCATTGATGATGGTGGTCTTGCCTGTGCCGTTGCGGCTACCGTCACCGCCTAGGTCTAAGTTTTCGCCCAAGACTAAGGTCAAATCTTGACGGTCAAAGTCAATGCCTTGTGTGGCATTGCCCACACTCATAAAGTTCTTGACAGTGAGATTTTTAATTTGGATCATAAGTTTTGATAGATTTGCAACAGTAACTTGTTGTCGTAGAATTCTGATTCAATGTTAGTGAGTTGATCTGTTACAATTTGATCCACACTCTCAAATTTAACATCGCCAGGTGCAAGGTCCACATCCACGCCTGAAGTTTTGTTGGGTATCAAGGCCATTTCGCGCAGGCTGTAATCTCGAATAAATGTTTCTTTGATAAAGTTGGCTTCTTCGTATGATATCTCAATGTCTAAGTTTACACGAACATGCATCTTGGGTGCAAGCAATGTGGCTGCATTGTCAATCAGGTTAGCAAGCCCATGCACACGATATCTGGGTTGGTCTGGCCACGCATGGAACGTGGGCTCCTTGCCCCACTCAAGTATCATCATGCCACGCTCATCATCTCCTGTGTCGGCATAGTTGTGCGGGAAGCAGTTACCGATATAAGTGATGTTGTTGGCAGTTTGTCGTTTGTGAAAGTGTCCAGTGAACACATGATTAAACCCACCAAAGTCCCCACGTTGTACCGTGCCATGATCTGGCATCTGTACCATGGCATTCATATAGTAGCCGGGCAGTTCAAAATGCCCAAACATGTACTGACCCGTTAGTTTGGGAATACGCTTGTGGTCATCGCCACACAACCAAGGAGCGATAACCACGTCGCCGTCGCTGAACCAATCGTTACATATGACCACATTCGGAAGATGTTTAGCCCACTCCACGCTTTGAATGTCACGTTTATCGCGATAATATAGATCGTGGTTACCAGGGATAAAATATACCCGATCAAAGTTGTCATTCATGTGCTCCAGGGCCCGGAGACTGTAGCTCAGGGTAACAATATTTAAGCTGGCCCTGTTGTTGTGCCAGTCGCCCAGGAACATGCAGGTTTCGCAACCCTCTTCCCGGGCCTTGGCAGTTGCCCATTTCACAAAGTCCAGACAGTCGTCATTGTGTGTTTGACTGTTGGACTTCAACCCAAAATGTATGTCTGTGAAGACCGCGGCTTTACGAAATAGATTGCTCATTAAGACCTTTGAAAAATTCAACAAGATTATCTGACAATTTTCTATTAGATTCACGACCTGGGTGTGCTAAATCGTCGGCAAGATCAGTTTGCATATCAGAAAACGATGAAGTTGTTAGATTCAACCAATGTGTTTGATCCAGGGCACCTACTAATTGCTTCAAAACATTAAGTTTTGTTAAGGTGTAGTCGTCTGGTCGATTATCAAAATCTAACATTGATTTCAATGCATCTATATTATAGAATCCATTGCAGTATGATGCACTATTAAGAGCTGTGATGTTGTTGTCAAATCCCTTGATAAACAAGTACGGAATGTTTTTATATTGTAGCATGCTTTCTAGCGCCAGGCACTTTAGTAACCAATGCTTTGTATTAACATAACTGTTGTTAAAAAATGAGTAATGCAATTTGGCATAAGTTTTTGTATACTCTGAGTTGTTTTGAAACCCTTTCGGAACACCTCTGTTTATTATAGTGAAATCATCAACATTTTTTTCGGATTCATACACCCAACAGCGACCTATACTGCTCCACATCACAACAACTAAATCAAATTGATCAACAATTATTGCCTCACTGGTTCTACAAAAAATCTCGTCGTTAGACATTCCACCAATGGCGTAATTTATAAGTCGATACCCAGTTTGTTGACAAAACAGATGTGGCCAATGGTGCTTTGGCTGATTCTCGGGAGTAAATCCAGAATTAGCTGTAAACGAACACCCAACAAATAGTGCTTTTTTGCTACTCATCTACCTATTATACTACTCATCTAGGCTAGATACAACCGGTCCGGACATGGCCGCCATGCTGGCTTTGCCAGAGTTCTGGCGTGTCCATGACGGGTTGAGCCCGTTCATTTCAAGAATGTCATCACGGATGTTTTGATTTTTCTTTTCAATGTTCAGAATGCGAGTAAAGCTATTAGTGATAGCGGCAGTATAATACGCAAAAGGGTTCTGCGATTTTGATTCGTCGAATTGCAGTCCGATTTGGCTGAGTTGTAACAGGGCTTGTCCGCGCATTTCTTCATTGTAAGTGTATCCTCTCCAGTTTGATCTTGTGGCATAACGTTCGCACAGTTTCATAAACATGGTGGCCAGTTTGCGTGTCATGTTGCCATGATCCTTTGAAAACTCGCCTGAGTCCAAATCGCCCCGCCAGTGACTTTTGCCCACCAGCACAGGGTTCTTGTCCTCGTCCAGTCGGTAATGCCAAAACGGGGGAAAGTTCACACGCATGTGGGTGGGATCCAGCACAACGTCTTCAACAAGGTCTGCTAACGGATCTTCTGTCACATCATCCAGGTCCAAGATGTCTTCAATCTTTTTCTTTTTGGTGGCAGTTTTGGGTATTTTCTTGGGTGCCATGGGTATGTGTTCCCAGGTCATGATGCGGAAAATCACCTCCGTATTGGGTATTTTTTTAGGGTCAATCACTTCGCCAGTTTCACGTTTGTGACGGTCAGCACGATTGCGGCGTGCTTCGGCCACGGTCTTTTGATTGATTTTGTCCAC